ATTTCGCCAGAACTGAACACCGATTTGCCAGACATGGCATCAGCCATCTTGTTCAGCTCTTGGGCGCTGAATCCGGCAGCCTCTCCGGTTGATTTCAAAACCGCGTTGAGCTGCGCCTGCTGGTCTTGGAATTTGGCTGTCTCATCGATGACTTTTTTTATCGTCGCAGCAATGGTTATTCCGGCGAATCCTGCGCTGATCGCTTTGCCGAGCGAGCTAACTTCTTTCTCGATCTGCTTCTTGCGCTTGATGATCTCGCGCGCAGATTTGTCCATCTGTCGTTCGGCCTGCGTCATGCCAGCAGTAAAGCCGCCAATTTTCGCAATAAGATCTAGCGTGAGCGTGCCGAACGATCTAGCCATTGCACTTCACCTCATATGGAACACCGAACAATTTAGCAACCGCAATCAAGTCCGTTTCTTCTTCGTCTTCGTCATCGTGGTATCTAATCAGCTTCGATATTTCAATCTTGCTGCCCCACGATTGCAGATGTCGATGGTCGGAAATCGCGAACAACTCTTCCAGTCGCATCCCCAAGTTGAGCGTGCCGCGCTGCATGCGATAGTCAGCCCACAAGCGCACTTCCTCGGCACTGAGGTTGCGCTTTGCTTCCGCAATGGTGGTGCCGCCGATCCCGTTCATGACAAGCTCACACATCAACTCGTCGATGGCTGTGATTTTTTTTTAGGGTCGATTGCCCCATTTACGGCCTTGAGCAACGCCCAAGCGAACGATGGCGCCAGCGTCAGCGCCGTCTTGTAGTCCATCGGCGTAGGATTGCCGTCTTCGCCTTCAAGCATGACAAGCGAAGCGATTGCCGACGCCAGTTGCTTTCGATCGGCCCCTTCGTTTATGTCCAGGGCGGTGCCGAAGCTCATCGGCTTGACCCAGACATCGACAGCCAAGGCTTCCCCAGACTCATCGTCCCACTCGACAGTTATCTTGCGAGGGTCGGAGCCACGAATGGCCCCGGCCTCGCGCAGCGCTTCAAGTCCTTTTAACTTGCGCATGTCAAACCCTCGGCGTGATCGTCTGCGATCCACTGATCTGGATGCCGATGTTTGATTGCACAACCGAGTTGAGCGCAAAGCTGAACGGGAAGTCGGAGATGTACCCGTCAAACCGCAGCCACGAGCGTGTGGTCGGCAGGTCGAACTCTCCGAACGTTGAAACACCAGTCGGTGGTACGTTGATCGTGCCGTCTGGCTGCCGCGGGCCATCGCCCCAGCCGATCACCCACTTGAGCGTGTCGCCGCGCTGCTTTAGTGCGTAGAGCCGCTGATGCACAACGTTCGTAGGGTCAACGTTGATGGTGAACGTCGCCGTGCCTGGAGTACCAAGGCCAGCCTCGTATTCACGATCGCCAGAGTTGAGACAGGTGGTCTCGATCTGGTCGCGCGTGGCGCTTATTCCGTCGATTGACGTAACGCAACCCACGTCCATGACGTCGTCATAGTCCGGGTCGATTAAAAATAGGCTCGTGCCTTGAGTCTTGATAGCCATGACGGCCTCCTTAATGCCGCCTCATCGGTCGGCGAACCAGTTAACGTCGAAACCTGAGTGCCACGACCGGGTGTCCGGATCACGACTCTCGCCGCGCATCGACGTGACATGCGCGTGCCCTTCAATAGCCGTTCGCAGTGCATTAACAACGCCGCGCACAACGACAGGCCCTTGTGATTCGCTGGCGTAGGCATCAACCTGCACCAGCGCGTCGTCGATGTCTGGATCGCACGACAGATAGTTTTCCGGCGTCGCGCCGATCAAGCGCCACACCGCGTACGGATAGGTCACTTTTTCCGGGGCCAGTCCGAACATGTAAAAACGCAGCGGCCCGTTTCCAGACTTCAGTAGCGCCTGGACACTTGAGACATTGACCGCCGCGAAAATGCCGATCATTTCGTCACCTTGTCCAACTGCTTGCTGAGTTTGTCGGCGAAGGTAGATATAACCTGATCGACGCTAGATTCAAGGGCTGGTCGCATATATGGCTGCTCTCTCATGCGCTCAGTTCCAAGCTCAACAAGGTGCCAGTGCGGCGTGTTGCCGTGCGGGCCTTCGTCAGGATTTCCTTTCGGGATGCGTCCTTTTTCGGTGCCGACGCCGACGCTGATTTTCAGATCACCAGTTTGCTTCGTGTATCTGGTGCGCACGCGTTGCCCTATGTTTTCGGCGATCTTCCTGCCGGTTTCCGCGTCATCAATGCGCAGCGCATTGCTCTTTGCCTTCTTGCGCACAATCGCGGCCGCTGATCCAAGCGCCGACCTCCCGGCCTTCCCGCGCACCTCGACGGGCAGCTTCCTCATGCGCTCGACAATCTCATCGAATCCTTTGAGGTCGAACTCAATCGTGCTGCTCATAATTCGCGCTCCACTGCGCTGAATCGGTAGCAATGCAGAGCGCTACCCGTCGTGCAGTTAACAACATCCATTTCGGTTTTCCAGCGGGCAAACTGTTTCTTGAATGTCTCGAATCGGCTCGCCGTGGTGTTCATCAGCCCCTTCGTGTGTGGCCCGAAGAAGTGAGTGCCCCCCATGTCATAACCGAGCAACAGCGCTTTCGTCGCCCCCAGCATTTCCGCGACTATCAGGGCAAGCAGGCCGCTATTCGACCCAGACGGCGCTGCCACGCCATGCACATTTGCCACGTCCTCCTGACGCTTTGCGCGGTATTTGTCCCCGGCGAAATTGAGCGCATCAGGATTTGCGCGCCACCACTGCGGGTCGGATGAAACGAGTGCATCAGCCCACGGCGCGAGTCGAAACGCATCGCTGACAGCGATCACGCTGCAGCGGCCGCGAACCGAGTCGGCAACGCTCTGGCTCATGCTTGAGCCTGTGGCGAGTATGGCGAACGTGCTCATTCGCGCGCCCCCTCTTTAACAGGGATGGTGACATATTCCTTGCCGGAATTCGGGTCGCGCAAGAAGCCGAGCGGGTAATAAATGATGTCGCTCATGTCGCGCTCGTGGACGAGCCGATGCGCGATGTCCAGATCGTCGCGAGCGCGGATGGTTATCCTGGCAACGACTTGTGATTGCACAGCAGCAGATTGGATAAAGTCTTTCACCGATAGCGGCTCGATTGATGCCCACACGCGATCCACCACGATCCAGTCTTGCAGGACTTCGCCAGTCTGCTGATCTTGTTTCGCGTCGCCGTTTGAATCAATCACGTTGTCGAATCGCTCGATGCGAACGCGGTGCCTGAATGAACCTGCTGGCTTCATTTCGCAGTCGCCTTTCTCACGGATGCCAGCAGTGCCGTGGCCCCATAACCGAGCGCGTGCCCGTGTCCCCAGTTTGCAGGGACTTGATAGGCCGCTTCCGCGCCCTCTCGGAATCGGAATTGCAGCGCAGTCTCAACAAGCACAGCCTGCTTGACGCGGCGCTTAACCACAGGCTCGCCATTCGAATCCAGCAGCGGAACCGGGTCGCCGCTCGAGTCAAGAACTGCGTCACCGCTAGAGTCGGTTTCTGGCTCGTAGGCCCTCCATGAGTCCTTCAGCCACGCAAGCACCGCGTCGCTGACAGCTTCAACCGTCGTCATGATCCACGCGTCCATGTCCGCCGTGTCCATCAACAGATGGTCGCGCGCCTCCTGAAGCGTGACAAGCATCATTTCGGCACCTTCAGATTGATTGGCGCATCTGGCATAGCGTCACGCCCTCGCTGTCCGCGCTCGCCGTCACGGCCAGCTCTGGCCGCCAAAATCCAGGCGTCGTTCGTTTCGGACGGCTTGCTTGTGGTATCGCACTTCGCTATCCACAGCGCGCCGCCGCATGACCAGGCCTCGGCCGCCTTCGCGCTGTTTCCGTCGCGCCAGTAACCAGCCGCTCGAATACCTCCCGCTGGATAGCGAATAGACTTCGTGCGATCGGCGCATGATGCTTTGATCTCGATCTCGTGCGATTCCGGCAAATAGCGCATTTCGAAGTCGTCCAGCCCGACGCCGTCACGGCCGTCCTTGCCATTAGCCCCGTCCGCGCCATTCACGCCGTCTTTGCCGTGCGTGCCGTCGGTGCCGTTCTTGCCGTCGGCGCCGACAACAACGCCGAGCGATTTCGTCTCTCCGTTCGTCAACGTCAATACCAAGCAGCCGTCGCGGTCAATCATCGCCCCCGCAACGCCTGCGCCGTCTTTGCCGTCGCGCCCGTCTTTGCCGTCGGCTGGAGCTTTGATGTCTGCGATAGCTTTCTTAAGACGCTCGATCTCGTCTTCCAGCGGCTTCACGGCGCGCTGAATAGAGTCCTTCATCGCCGCGCCGAAACGCTCAGGATCAAATGCCATCTGATGTCTCCTTGACGAAGAGCGCGCCAATACCGAATTTCGCAGCAGGGTTCACAAATTCGACGTGACAGTATTTCTGACGCAGATCGCGCCAGAGCTTGTGCACCTCGATCGGCAGCCCGCGAGCTTTGTCGGTCTGGCCATCTCCATTGATGTCGTGAAACGCGACGATGCGCGACATGTCCTTGTACGCAAGCCAGTCAGTTTTCACGCCATCGAGCGTGTGATCCGCGTCTATAAACAGAGCGTCGAGCGGCGAAAACGCTCCGACACGCTGACGCACTTCAGGTGAATGACTGTTCCCAAGCACCACCTCAACGTCATAGCCACGCTTACGCAAATCGTCGGCTGCGCGATTAAGCGAGCTGTCCGTCCCCTTCTTGCCCCACGCCCCATTCGGCAAATCCACGGCCATCCCGAACGAGCCGACTGGCAGGCTGGACATGACAGCGTGAAAGGTGTCTCCGTGACGAGCGCCGATCTCGCAGTAACTGCGCACGCCTCGACTGATCAACAAGTCGATGAATCGCCGCAGCTCACCGGGGTCTTGCGACTGATGATTGCCTGAAAACGTCACGCTCATTGCAGCATCTCCAACACGGGACGCAGCGCCTCTCCGCTCTCGATCTCCTCGACAGACCATTGCAGATGAGCGATGCGGTCGCAATGTTCTCGCCTGGCCGGGAACACGCGCTCGTTGACGTCGTGGCCGCACATCGGCCAAGCCATCGTGCCACTGTCGCCAGCGAAGCAAGGCACGCCAGCCATCACTGAATCGAGCGCCGAATTACTGTTGAACGTAATCGTCATGAACGCGCCTTCAAGCGCGTCGGCGAGCGACTCTAGTGGACGATGTCTGATGCGCGGATTGAATCTCTTGCGCCCATCTGGGTGCGCCCGGAAATAGGCTGACTTGCCGTATCTGCGTTCAGCGGAACGCGCAACCCCCTCATACCAAGACGTCAGATTGCGCCCTCCAAGGCTGGCGTCGCCAGGAACTTGTCCGGTAATCAATATATAGTCGCCATCGTCGCGCCACGGCTTCAGAACGCCACCATGCGCATCGAATCGTCCGGTATCTATCGCGTCAACGCGCGGAAACGTCGCGTGTCCGTTCAAGCCATTAAGAGCAATCGACGTATATTTGAATCTGTCGCCGATGTACCCGCGCTCAAACACGATGACGTCGCGGCCAGTCAATGCGCGGAATCGCTTGCCGCGTTTCCACCCCCAAGACGCTGCAGCCCCATGTCCGCAATCAGTCGTGCGCACGCTAGCGCCAGCAGCGCGCAGCCCAGCCGCCACGGATGGCCAGTGTTCGATGGTTGATTCAATCATCTGAATCATCATTGCAGCGCAGCTATCGCTCGTTCGGTTTCCATGTCTTGCTCGCGCACAAGATTCGGATCCCACTTGTCCCTGTCGGCTAGCATGCCGAGCGGGTAGTCCTGGTTTTGACCCCAGAGGGTGTCTCCACCACCAGTTGCTGCTAGATTGAAACGAGCGCGTCCTTCGTCGGGCGTCTTTATCTTCCCGCCGACGAGTTTCACTTCGACGTCGGCCTTCTTCGCCTCATCCATCCGCAGCAGCGGCTCCAATCCAAGCTCTACAGACAACGGATCTTCCACGCGCAGCCCTTCGTTGAGCAACGCCTCCATGTGTTCGATGTGCGTCTGAAGTGCATCCGAGTAGTAGAGCTGATTCAGTCCGTCAACGCCAAGCCCAGCAGGCACTTGCCCGATGCCGACTTTGAACGGCGGGATACCGAACGGCTGGCAAATCTGCTCGTCCGAGTAGCGCATCTGCTCGATCATTTGCGAGTCGATGGACTTCATCGCAAACGGTGTGAACTTCATGTCCGCGCCGATCACGGCAACACGCCCAGCACTCGGGCCGCTGAACTCGTTCTGCCAGTATTTCTTGACGGCGTCTGCGTCTTCTTCCGTCATGCCTGCCGGAGCAGTCAATAGCCCTCCGGGCTGCGCGTTGTTGGCGAAGAACTCGGTCGCGTTGCGCATGATCTTCGCGTTTTTGACCGCGGGCCAATTCGCCGCGGCCACAGGCGGCACGCCGATCAGTGGGTTATGCAACGTCATGCACCGGTCATGGATGACATCGAACCCTGGAACAATCAACTGCTCGGCCGGGTAGCTCTCCGGCAGGTTGTTCAGCTTGTCGGAGCGCAGTTGATAAAACACGCCACCGCTGTCAGACACCA